TTCTCCGTCAAATAAAGAAGACTGGGAAGATGCCGAAACCTTCTACGATTGAAAAATATCAGGTTAAGGATTTTGAGATTAAAGAATGTATGGGTCGTAAAGGCATTATCTACAAAATCACAAGCCCTTCGGGGAAGGTTTATGTGGGGCAGACTATATGCCCATTTGAAAAAAGAATGCAAGAACACAGACAATCAAAATCTGGATGTACAGCATTGAAGAGAGCTACACAAAAATACAAAGACCAAATGAAATATGAAATCATTGAGGAAAATATTCCAAAAGAACAACTCGATGAGAGAGAAATATACTGGATAAAGGAGTTAAATTCTCTCGCACCAAATGGATATAATCTAACCAGTGGTGGTACATTTAAAACAGAGTACAGTCAAGAATCAAAAGATCGTATACGGGATGGTATGATTAAATCAAAAATTAAAAGAGATGGATACTTTGGCTCTGTACGAAAAGTACGTGATTGGTTTTATCCACGGATTAGATTGTATGGCAAGATCAAAGATATCTCATATGGTGGATTTAAAACCAGAGAAGAGGCTATAGAAGTTTTGAAAGAATATACAAAAGATCCAGATAACTTTGAAAAAGTTGACAATAGAACCAAAAGTAGAATTGGTTATATATGTAAAAATGGGTTTATCTGGCAACTTAAACATAAGGGGAAACATATAGGATATTACGCCACAGAAGAAGAAGCCGAAGAGGCTCGTAAAGCCCTTGCTCAATCATCAACATACATATCCTCGTCGGAAATTGGTTGAATTTCGCATACGGGTGGGGGCACCTCTTTCTTCTTGCGGGTCTTCTTCTCCTTGGGTTTTGGGAGCTCGTCCAGGTGTTCTCTAAAGTAGATAACTTTATCCCAGAACTCTTTCATGACTGGTAAGTAGGTCTTGAACCACTCACGATCTCTTTTAACAACGGTAACGTCAAATACGGCTTCTCTCGGCCAAGAAATTTCGGTGGGTTGATACTGAACAAAAAAACAGGTTTCTACATCCATAATTTCCATGCATAGTTGCACCTGTGGGAGATAATGCCGCGGTACTTCTCCCGGTACAATCGCACGCATCATAGGGCACTTAATTTCAACTAAACAGTTTGTATCTGTAAGTCCGTCGGGTGAGCCACCCAACCATGGATATTTTTCATGTGGGATCAACCCCAGTTCATTTACCTTTTCTCCGTATTGCTCTTCAAACATCTTGATTGCGATCGGTTCTTGTTGGGTGCCCCATTCGGTCGCTGCATTCCCCGTGAATTTCTCACCAATTCCACACTTTTTGAGGAGAAGGTCCTCGGGGGTTTGGTATTTGTTTTCCCCAATCGCCGAAGCACAATCGCTCGCAGTGAGCATGTTGCCACGAAGTTTTAGCCATGCCTCAGAACGCTGTTCATCGTATTCTTTTTCAAGCAGCCTTTTGACATTGGGATGCATGTTAATTTATTGTTGCGGATAGTTTTTAAGTTGTTCAAAGAATGCTCGAGCTGCCAATTGTTCGGCTTGCTTTTTACTCTTGGCTTCCCCCCTACCCCCAAATTGACCATTTATATAGGTATCAATGTAGAAAATACCTTCGTGATGACCCACAACACGATATTCTGGGAGCGGAATATTCATAATTTGGCAATACTTCATGAGGTGATCCTTAAAGTTATCATCAATCATGATCTTATTGAGATCGATAAAATTGGGATTATTGTAGATTCTAAGAATGAACTCTTTCGCGTGGAGTAAGCCAAGATCTAGGTAGATTGCACCAACAAGAGCTTCAAAGACATCCTCTAGAATCTTTGGGTTGTTATTCCAGTTGTTCCTCATGCCCTTCTCATCCATGAGAACCATGTTATTGAGACCCATTTTGAGAGCTATATCAGCTAGGGTCTCCGAGCGAACGAGTTTTGTACGAGCTTTGGTGAGAAATCCTTCTTGTCTCTCTTCATATCTATCAAAGAGGAACTTGGTAATGATAAAACCTAACACGGAATCACCCATAAACTCAAGGGTCTCAAAGGATTCATTGAATTGTTCATATTCTTTGAGTGCGGATTTGTGGGTAAAAGCACGTTGGTAGAAAGACAGGTTTTTTATTTTTGTACCGACGAGTTGTTCAATATCTTTTTGATTGAAGTTCATATTGTTAAGAAGTGTTATTTTTTTAAGCCTTCTTCACGTAGTGTGGAGAGAGGTACTTTTGAAGGTTAAGGTAGGTGACGATGACGTCAGCTGGTGGTTGCAACAAATCCTTGAGCTTTTCGTCGAGGATGAGTTGGCGACCGTTATCTGGGTGCTTGAGTCCCTTTTCGGTGATGTACTTGTTGATGAACTTAGTAACCTCAGAGCGAGAGATGAGTTCACCTTCGGCAAGACCCAAGAACTCGCGCAACTTAGGTGTTACTTCTTGCTTTCGGTTGAAGCCATTGTTCGCAGCTCTCGCACGGGCCTTTTCGCCATCTGGATCCTCTTGGGTGCTCTTGACCTTACGGACAAGCTTGGTGAGGGCCTTGACATCGGCGCGGAGGGCAGTAATTTCAGCTTGGATAGTTTCAAGAGACATCTTATACCTTGTATTGCGTCTTAATCTTTAAGTCATAGCATACAACAAAATTACGAGAGAAATTGCTATCAAAATTAAAAGAGCTTGTGTTTTGGAATCTCTAATTTCATACGTTGGACGGTCTATAATTCTAAAGGGTTCCTTGGGGAAATCGCCGGGGCATCCTCCAGAGCAACAACCCGAGGGACAGGGAAGAACTTTTGGTCCTTTGCGTACACCACAGAATTGAACCTGCTTGGGGTCTGTCACGTCTGAGTACGCGAAACACCTACATTCTTCGATCACGTTGCAGTTCATATTATTATGTGTCAATATAATAATGGACACTGAAATTTATTCAGAAGCGGTGATCAATAGGTTCATGAAGAAAAATTTATTCTTCAACGATCCACTTCTTGAAAAGTACTACAAGACAGATAACCTCACCGCGTTCAGGAAGAGAGTACACAGAGTTCATGGCAATGAAAATTTTGAAAAGATGATCTACGCTGTTGTTACAGACTCTGTTCGTGACATTGTTCTTAGAACGGCGGCTGAACTCGCAGAATTCCTCAAGCCCATGGGTGACCTCGTTGTCTCCGGGGGTGAAGCTTTCAATATGTATCTGGACAGAGCCGATCGCCTCGTTACGAGTGACATAGACACAAAGTTCATCCCCACTATTCCATATGACGACAAATACTTTGGTAAACTTCAGGGTATCAAGCTCCTTTTGTGGAACAAATTGGGTGAAATCGCAAGGCGCGTCAACATGAAAATCAAACAGCGTCTTTCCCAAAAGACAAAGTTGGGGCGATTCTTGGGTTTGGGTTTCTCTGAAAATGGTCCATATGTGACACGGCGCTACCTTCTCATCAAGAAGAAGAAGTCTCAGCGTGGCGCTGAACCAGGTAAAGGTGACATTTTCATTGATGTAGAACTTTTCGCCCTTGACCTCAACCTTAGATATTTCTCAATTGAGAAGGGAAGAATCACACAAGAAATTCTTGGTGGTATATTGGACATTCCCTTCATGAGACCCAAAGAGTTTGGCTACGAAGCCATCCAATCAAAGAAGCGGGGTGTCACCTACAAAAACAAGGATACAGGTGCTATGGTCCACGATAAGCGTCTCTATGTTGCTGGAAAGCGTTTCCTCCTTGACGATGTCTACCTGATGCAAAAGTTGGGTCTTCGCCCAGAGAAAAAAGAGAAAGATCGTCAGCGTATGTACAAACTTGCCAGGATGATTACCAAGACTGCGAAGATCAGTCCAACTGACAGCATCAACTCTATATATAACCAAACCCACAACAAGATAAGAAGTCTCCGATTCGTGTCACGAAGAAAGGGTGATGTTAATATGTCCCTCGCAGCCAAGGTGGATCCAACGCGTTACACAGAGTTTACAACAAAGCCCGGGGAGGAGCGTCTCTCCAAACAACTCGTATATGGCGTGAAAACATCTGTACCAAACCTAAACATCCCAGGCTATGCAAAGACTCACGGAAACCAGCGTTTCAACTTAAACAAGCAAGAATGGGTCAAGAACACCTCAAAACCATATGTCAAAAATGAATATAATTACAGACCAACTACAGGTAAGAGTATTCCAAATTACATTGACTACACAAAGTTATTGTATGGGTACAAACCAGTACGCGACAAGTGGGTTCCACGGG